TTGAGAAAGCGTGGCTATCCAGAAAACGACATTAAAATACATGTTGAACAACGATATTGTCCACATATGATTCTACTCAGAAATTTGTCAATGAATGGTGTTGAATTTACAATCGAGAACTTACCAGTTTATCTACAGCGATGAAAATAGCATTATGTTTTTCTGGCCAAGCCAGGTCATTTGAAAAAGGTTTTGAATATTACAAAAAGAACCTACTAGATCACTATGATGTGGATGTATACATTCACGCTTGGACATTCACTGAAGAAAAGAAACTTCTAGACTTATATAAGCCTGTAGGTTATGCTTTCGAAAAACCACCTTTGGGTGATTTTGATAATATCTATACGAATACTCCAAATGCAGAAAAGTATCCACCAAGGTTCACTTATCAAATGTTCTATTCGATGCACAATTGTGCCTCATTGGTTTTTAAAGAATATGATTGGATAATTCGTTCTCGTACCGATTATGCATTGAACACACCAATTCCCTTTGAGCAGTTAGACAATACCAAATTGTATATTCCAAATTGTCGTATGGTACCAGAGAGAGACTTTGGTAATGACCAGTTTGCATTTGGATCACAATCAACGATGATTAAATACATGTCTACATATAAGAACATAGACAAATACTACAATACAGGAAATCAATTTATCGGTGAAGATTTGATGCGAGCAAACCTACATGAACACAATCTTCATGGTGAAAATTTGGTGTATGTCAATATGAATAATCCATTTCCACCCGGAGAACATAACGGAACTTGGCACTCTCTAATTCGTGATGATTATGCACAATGGGTAAAATCTTAAAAGAGTTAACTGGCCATTCTGGTAGCACAATTTATTTGATGGAGTCCGATGATGGACATTATATCAGAAAAGAAAACAACATAACTCGTAATGTTGAAAGACTTGGTGACCTTTATGAAAAAGGTTATCCTGTTCCACAACTATTGAAAATTGAATATAATGCAATAGAAATGGAATATGTCCATGGGTTGGATATGAAAAACTATCTAATACATAACAACACACACTCTCTGATACAATTTATTGTTGACACTTGTGATTGTTTTGGTGAAAATCACACTTTAAAAGATTACTCACAAGTATACTCACAAAAATTGGAATGGTTAAGTGATGCACACGATTTACCATTCACTAAAGATGAACTGATTGACACCTTACCAAAAATCTTACCTTGTTCAACATACCACGGCGACCTAACGCTTGAGAATATCATATACACCGATCCAGGTTTTCATATGATTGATGCAGTCACCATTGAATATGATTCATATATATTCGATATAGCAAAGATGCGGCAAGACTTGGAATGTAAATGGTTTCTACGGCACACCGATGTTCGCCTAGATACCAAACTACAAAGTATTCAGGATGCATTGCGAGATTTGTATCCACAAGCATTCAACGATTCGTTGCTGATACTTATGTTACTTAGAGTTTATCTACACACCAAAAAAGGTGATAATAATTATAACTTCATTATGAAAGAGATTCATCGATTATGGAAATAATTGTACCTGCAGCTGGATTATCTACTAGATTTCCAGATATGAAACCAAAATACCTGTTATATGATTATAACGGTGATTTGATGTTGGCTAACGCACTCAAACCATTTTTAAATAAACACAAGATACATATTGGAATCTTGAAAGAACACAACGACAAATATAATGCTTCTGAATTCATTAAACATGAATTTGGAGATTCTGTAAACATAATTATACTGGATCAACCGACACGGGGTCCGGCCGATACCGTTTATCAGATTATAGATAAAGTTGGTCTATTCAATTCTGAAATTCTAATCAAAGACTGTGATAGTTTTTTCGACCACGATATATCTGAGGGCAATTATGTCTGTGTATCTAAAATATCTCAACATGAGGTTCTAAAGAAACTATCGTCCAAGAGTTTCACCATCTCAAACAATAATGGCATCATTACCGATATCATTGAAAAGGAAGTAGTGTCAGATACCTTCTGTGTTGGTGGTTATAAATTTTCAAGTGCTTTGTTGTATAAACAGATGTTTAATGAACTATCTTCACAAAGAGAAATTTTTGTTTCGGATGTTATTGGCCGTTGTATTAACAATCTGAACATTTTTACCGAAAAGATTGTTTACAATTACATCGATGTGGGTACCGCGCAAGACTGGTTTGATTATAATGATAAACCTGTGATATTTTGTGATATCGATGGTACAATCATTCAGGCTCAATCTAGAGTTGGTGATAAATCATACGATAAAACTCCAGTGCCGTTGCAGAAAAATATAAACAGGTTACTTGAGTTACAGTATAAAGGTGCTCAATTTGTTTTTACAACATCCAGAGAAAATCAATATAAAGGCATAACAAGAGATATGTTATACTCTTTGGGATTTATTTCTTTTGACTTGATTACAGGATTGCAAAATTCTAGACGCATATTGATTAACGATTTCAATAATTCAAACCCTTATCCGAGAGCTGAATCTATCAATCTATTTCGTGATTCGGATGACTTGGATCGTTACCTATGATACCCGATAAAAACTTATTCATTGTTACCTCCTCGTTGAAACCTGCGATTGGTGCATTCAATGATGATGATAGGTTTGCACAAACTATATCTACACTGGAATCTGTTAGGGAAGCCGTGCCGGATGCGATTATTGTATTTGCTGATGTTTCGATAAGGCCAATAACACAAACAGAAAAAGAAGTAATAACTAGTTTATCTAATTACTATTTCGATTTGAGTCAGGAACCAAACACTCAGTATTGTGCAACCAATGGACTCAAAAGTCATGGAGAAAATTGTTTATTATCCGCAACATTGTCTACTATGAGAAACAATACACAGTTTTCACCGGTATTAAAGACAGTCAAACGAATATTCAAATTTTCTGCTAGGTCTGAATTGGAAAAAGACTTTGATATTAAAGAGTATGATAACTTGTTTGGTAAATTTGTATTTAAGAAAAGAATACCAACTTGGACGCAAAATAAACAGCCTGGTGCCGATCACCTTTTGATTACTCGGTTGTGGTCCATGTGTCCATCATTAATTGACGTTTATTTATCCGTCATAGCGGAAAACCTAAAATCCCTATCAAATGGAGTGGTTGATACTGAACATGCCCACTATTGCAATATACCTCAAAAATATCTAGTGGAATTTGATAAACTCCATTGTTGGGGCTGGCTAGCCGGCAATGGCCAAATTGAACATTATTAAGTTTACTATATATCAATCCCAACATTGCCATTTTTTCATAGATGTGGTATAATGTATTATAAATAGTTCCACGGACAACCAAAGTGTGTTGTGTTTCAATAGGCGGACAATGATATCATTCAAAAGTTTTTTAAAAGAGGACACGGATCCCGAAGAGGGGGCTAGTCGCCAGATTAAGCACCTGACTCATGTGGAAGACCGACCTTTGCAAACCGGTGAAAAAGGCGCAAAGCATGCCATCAAATCTTTGTCAGCAGCCGCTGAACACATCAAAAATGGCAAGAAAACATCCGAACTCACAACAAAATATGATGGCTCTCCTGCACTTGTATACGGACACCATCCTAAAAATGGTAAGTTCTTTGTTGCATCTAAATCTGCTTTTAATAAGACACCTAAGATCAACTATACACCAAAAGATGTTGATGCAAACCACGGCCATGCACCAGGCCTGGCCGCAAAGTTGAAGGACGCTTTAACACATTTACCAAAAATATCACCAAAAGAGGGTGTATATCAAGGCGATATGATGTTTGGAACACATAAAGATGACAAGAAAACAGAGAAGACTGGTGGAACCTCGTTTCATCCAAACCCATCTGGTCTAACATACACTGCTCATGGTGATGAATCCAATAAAGTTAAAAAAGCAAAAATTGGTGTTGTCACACACCTCTCATATCATGGAGATGATGCTGCAAGTTTAAATGCATCACATGAGGTCAACCACGAAAAATTCAATAAACATCCTGATGTATATTCTGTTGATCCTAGAATGGACACATCAAAAGTTCATTTTAGTCCAGCACAACAAAAAAAGTTTAAGACACATATCACATACGCTCAAGCAATACACGATACACATGGTAATGACATGTATGCTGGAACCAGTACACATCATGGCGCAGCTGGATCGTTAGAAACGTACATGAATCATACAGTCCGTTCTGGTGAAGAACCTAATCACAAAAATTTTAAAAATTGGTTAGAAACCGACAAGAATAAAAAAATAGATAAGTTGAAAACTGAAAAAAATAGAACACCTAAACAATTAGAATTGAAAGATGAACTGAATAAGATCGAGCGTAACAAAAAACATTACAACAATTTATTCAATCTACATAAACACCTGCAATCTGCTAAAGGTGTATTAATCGATACGATGAATCAACATCAACAATTTCAACACTCACACGCCGGCGAGGATGCTAATCCTGAGGGTTATGTGTTTCACCATGACAATGAATCTGATAAATTTGTCAATCGTGCGGAATTCTCACGTAGAAATTTTGCTGGCATAAGGAATATTTAAAGTGAATCGTTTCAAAAGTTTTTTATTGATTGAAGGTCGCGGAAAAATGACTGCTTCCGGCGCGGCCGGTGAAGAACATTTAAATAAGTATATCAAACCTTACTTGGGATCAAAAGATTTCACACATACATTGTCCGGTGAACATGAAGATTTACCAGCAGGTTCTTCTGTAAAATTGATAGCATCCGAAAAAATTAATAATAAAATACATGTACACGCCAAAGACAAAACGGGCAATTTTCAATTGATTCCTATCTCCAAATTATATAAACCCGGTGAAGCTCCAACAAACAAAGGACACGATTATGAATCCAACTTTGTTAATAGATTGAAGAAGCACAACATTATGCCACACCATCTTTTAGGCGCAGGATCAACAGACGGTACAGATTTTGCAATTGAGAATAGAAAAAAGAAAACAAGTCACCACGGCCAAGTTTCGGGTTCATTGTTAAATGGTGAAACAAAAGATGGTGTTACAGCTGCAATGGGTCAATTAACAATACACCACAATAAAGAAAAAGGCTGGCATATTGGTGATGCTGCAAAATCAAAAAGACCACTTTATGCAAGAGAAATAGAAAAAGCCGGCGTTTTAGAACATATGAACAAACATTTTAAAAATCCGGAACAGATTGAAACAACAGAGTCTGGTAGATCGAAAACGATTGCAATAAAACATCCAAATTTAGATCCAGCACATGCATATTTAAAAGATCACGATGTACATGTATTGCAAGTTGGTGGTTATGGTACTTATAGTGTGGGTAAAAAAGATGAAACTGGCCATGGTCTTCCCAACATATCTGGAAAAGGCGCATGGAGAATTAGAGAAAAACAAAAAGGTAACAAATCTGCTAGAACAGTTGCATTTCATCCAGATGGTAAATTTGGTTTGAATAAGAGTACATTTGATTTAGACAAAGATGAAGATTTGTTTAAATTCAAGAAAACTTTGGGACATAAAGATTAAATGAAATCCTTTTTAGAAAAATTAGAAGCCAATTCAAAAACACACAAACCTGTGGTGATGGCGTTTGGCCGAATGAATCCTCCAACCACTGGCCACGAAAAACTGGTCGACAAAGTTAAAGAGATTGCAAAGGATTATAAAGCACCACATCATATTGTTGTGTCACATTCTTTGGATGCCAAGAAAAACCCATTAGAACTTGCAACTAAAATTAAACACGCAAAGAGATTCTTTCCTGGTGCAAACATAACCGGTTCAAGTAAAGAGAAACCAACATTTTTACAACATGCAGCTGCATTACATCAAGCGGGACACGACCACTTAATAATGGTTGCAGGTTCAGACCGTATTACAGAATATGAAAATAAATTACATCAGTATAATGGTGTGGGTACTGGTAAATTATTCAATTTTAAAAAGATTGATGTTAAGTCTGCTGGCCAGCGCGACCCTGATGCTGAAGGAGCAGAAGGCATGTCAGCATCCAAGATGCGTGAACATGCAAAGAGTGGTGATTTCAATTCATTCAAACAAGGTGTTCCCTCACATGTTCCAGAAAAACACGCAAGAGAATTGTTCCGTGATGTTCGAAAAGGTATGGGTCTAAATGAAGATACTAATCGTGGACTATTCAAAGCCATCTTCCTGACTGGTGGTCCCGGTTCAGGTAAAGATGTTGTTATACGAGAAGCAATTGCTGAACAAAAATTTGTAGAGTTGAACTCCGTGCAGGCGTTCGACTATTTGATGGATAAACAAAAGTTAGCTGAGAAGACTAATGACTACCGTAGAGAGTCCATACGCAATCGTGGACCATTAATCATCAATGGTCCGGCGGATGACCATTCCAAAATAATTAGAATTAAAGAAGAGTTGGAAGAGTTGGGTTATGAAACTTCCATGGTGTTCGTTGATACTACAGACACAGCCAGTAAAGAGCGTAATGAACGATTAACAAAAATGATTGCTGAATCGGTCAGGTATGATAAGTGGAAACTTTCACAGACATGTAAAGAGTCCTACCGTCAAATATTTGAAAACTTTATTGATTTCGATAATAGCGGTTCATATGAGAGTTTGGAGGAAGTTATTAGTGACACCTACGAACAAATAAATACATTCGTTGAGAACAGAAATTATAATAGGATTGCGTTCTCTTGGTTGGAAAACAGTGGTAAAGTTAATATCACTGAGTCTGTTAAATCATTATTTAAGGAAAATGAAAATGTTAAGAAAAATTCTAGATTTTTTGAAAATTACAAAACCAACATCGGCCGAAGTGGTCCAACCATCAAGCCAGCCGGAGGTCCAAAAGCCGACAATCTCGGAGACATTGCCGCAGACAATCGAGCCGCCGATCCCAATGCAGACAACATCAAGTGGGACGCCCCAAAGCGAAGAGGTGGTTACAACTTCAGAACCTACACCGAAGAAGTCCCAAGCATTAAAGTCTTCCCAGAGCCAAAAGAAAGCAACTTCTCCAAAGACAAAGAAAAAATAAAGAAGAAGGGTATGGTCGATTCTCCGACAGTTAATCAGAGAATGAGAAATATCACAACAATCGGCCCAGAATTTGATACTAGAGCTCAGGGAACGGTTTATGCAATGTCTGGTCTCGGTGATGTGACTTATAGAGAACAGTTTGACTTTAAGGGTTTCAGAGAATCATATATGGATCCATCTGATTCCGAAATGGGAGTTTCTGGCACAGCAGGAAATGCAACGAACAAAGAACCAATGGAAAATCCAAAAGATAAACTAGGTTACGATTACATCAATAAGAAAAAGAAGAAAAAATGAAAACCTTTTCAGCTTTCGTTAAAGAATCCACACAGGCGACTGTTGACCAAGATTCAGCCGAATTAAAAAGACAAAAAGAACATTTGCTGGACAAAGCCAAAGAGTATTCGGATCAAGCTGATCGTGAAAATCAATTTGGTCATGGTGGTGCTGCGAGAGCCAAAGCTGATACCTTTACTGCAGCTGCAAAAAATATATCTAACAATAACGGAGAACAAAAATGATTAACTTAAAAAAAGATGATGCAGTTGCTGACGCTATTAGAGAAATTCTACAACAAGAAGCTCTCAAAGGCGACCAACACAAAATTGATGCAAACAAGAATAATAAAATTGATGCACACGATTTCAAATTACTACGTGGTAAAAAGAAAGATGTGGCTGAAGAAGTTGAACAGATTGATGAATTATCAAAGTCTACTCTTGGTTCTTATACTAAGAAAGCTTCCCGTGATGCTACGATTACTCGTAAAATTGGAGCCGACTTTGAAAATAAAGCCGACAAATCAAGAAGTCCTGGTATGAAAAATGCTGCTAATTCGATTGCTGACATGTATAAATCCAAATCTTGGAAGCGTAAAGCTGGTGTTGACAAAGCAGTTGATCGCTTGACTAAAGAAGAAGTTGAATCGGTCGAAGAATCCATGCGTTCAGGTTTCACACACCGTGACGCAGCCGAAGCTCAAGCTCGTAGAGAAAGAACACTAGCTAACAATCCTAGAATTGCTGCTGAAGTCGAAAGACGCCGTAAAGCTGCTGAAGATGCAAAGAAGCAACCTGTTCAAGAGCGCACACTATCTTCTGGTGAAACTGCTGAGAAAGAACGTATCGTCAAAGGTATGAAAAAATCTCTTTCCGGATTCAAAGCACGATATGGCGATAAAGCTAAATCCGTTATGTATGCAACCGCAACAAAATCTGCAAAAAATGAAGATGTTGGCGCAGTTAGTGAAGCTTGGAAAGATATGATGGCAGATGTTAGAAAGCGCGCAGAACCACAACCATCAGGTGGTTCCGGTATCAAGCAAGGTTCACGCTATGGTGGTTCTAAACAAAAACCAGAGAAACCAGACGAAGAAAAAAAAAAGTAACTGAAAGCCAGGGTCCGACCAGTCAAACGGAAGTTCCCTTTGTTACAAACAATTGTCCGCCAATGATCGATGCAAAGAAGTTGGCCAAAAAATCTTTAACTAGAATCAGAAGCGAGATGATGGGTAAAGCTGGTACATCCGAATAAGGTCAAAAATGAGCAACTCGAAATTATTAAAATCTATAATTAAGAAGACATTGCCGAACGATGTAACTCCATCATTTGGCACTGATCCTAAAGATCCGTGGTCCGCAAAAGCAAATATTGCAGAAGAGTTAGATATGTCCGAAAGTGAATCTAGTATTCTTGGTAGATATCTGAAATCTAGGGGACTTAACCCTGAATTTGCTTCAAAAGACCAAAAAATTGCACATTCTAAAACTGGCCAATTCATTAAATGGAAACGCGACCATATGTTGGAATCCGATACAAGTTTGGAAGAAGCTGTTGATAAAAGAGATACTGTAACTTTTGACATACCTTTCCTGATTCGCGTTTTAGAATATGTGCGTGAGGATATTAAATCTGATATTGATTTACACAAAGTTGTCACTAGCCTGATTACAATTCGTAATAAAGGTGTTTTAACAATGAAACACTATCAGTTTATTACCAGATTGAGAGAAGAAGTTAGCCTTGATGAAAAAGAGGCTGATTATGGTCCAGAATTTCAAGACAAAGTAAAAAGTATTGGTGATAAAGCTAAACAAGGACCCAAGAAAACGGTTTGGGTTCCAGCCAAGTATGGCACAGGTGGGCAGTACAAGGTTGTGCCTGTCGGTAACATAAAAGAATATATGGAACCAATGGCTGCAACACAATCACCTGGTGATGGTGCAAATAGTCCAGATGATGTAGAACCGATGCCTAAAGGTAAAAAACTGATTAATATGTCAAAGTCAGCCAGTATAGTCAAAGGATTATATAAGAGTCCGACTATAAAAGAAGATGCATATGATCCAGAAAAAGAAGAAAAACCTGCAGCCACAATGGGTAAGAAACCAAAGATGCAAAAGGATCCAGGAGACACGACTTCCGGCAAACCTTTGGCTGCTGCAATTATGTCAGGTGGAAAAACACTAACTGGTACTCCCAGAGATGTGATTGAAATTGATCCGTTGGTGATACCTCGCCGACCAGATTCCGAAAAACGATAAATACAGAGATAACCCTCGGTTAAAAGGAGAAAAAAATGTCATCTTGGGGAAATAACGATAACGCAGCTAACGCACCATATTGGGCTGTTGAGACAGTAGTTTCAACGAACGCGCCAGCTGTATCCGCACCAACAGCTGCAAATGTTGCATTGCTGTATGGTAATACACAATTCCAAGCATACACACAAGGTATGACTGTTGGATTGTTTATGGTAGATTCTACAGAAACCACTGCTGGTGGTGACAATGTAGTAGATATCTCATTGTCAAATCAAGGTGCTGGATATGTTGAAGCACCTAGTGTTACTATTGCATCTAGTGCTGGTGCATATAGTGCCACTGCAACCGCTTCAATTGCTGCTGGAAAAATCAGTAACATTGCAGTGGCAAATACTGGCGTTGGTTACACATCAGATCCAGCTGTCACACTTCAAGTTCCAGTACTAACCGTTCCAACAGCTTCAGTTATTGCTGCTAACAATGTAGTGATGTATACAGGTCACGGACAAGCGAACAGTGCTGCACTTATTTTTAACTGGGGTGGTACTGCAAACATCGGTGGTTTGACAAATTCAACTACTTATTATGTTGTACCCGTTGATGCGAACCGTTTCTCATTGGCAACGACTGCTGCAAATGCTGCAAACAATGTTGTTATTGATATCACAACAACAGGTGAAACTGGTCAATATTTCACGATTGTTGCTGGTACCCGCGCAACTGCAATTGCTAGCCGTGGTTTGAGTCAAGGTGTTTCTGGTGCTGAACATGCAACACACATTGGCTGGAATTTGAAGACAGTTGGATCAGGCGGCCGCGCAGGACGAGTTCAGTACGAAACTCTTGTTGCTTTGTCAAACCCAATTGGCGATGGTTCAGACGATCTATCTTTACCTGACGCTTAATTAATAGGGGGTTAACTACCCCCCATTTCAATATGTTTGATAATTTGAATGAAGACAATTTTATGATGTATGCAATGAAATGTTATACATCACCGCACTGCATTATCTCAGAATTTGAGGGAGATATCAAAAGAACGAAATACCTGAAAAGGTTGTTTCGGAGATATAAGATAACTAGATCACTTAAAGAGAGATTGATTCTCAATCATATCATCTTATTAAATAATGTTTTTGGTCCAGAAGCGACTGCAAGAATATTGTTTTATAAGACGGACGAAAGAGATTATGATATACTCAAAACATTTTTGGGTTATCTGGATATCATGCCTGATTTTGTTTATGGTATAAATGGAAAAACAATATTATCATCTGAAATACCAATGGACACAAATGTTGTGGAGATATTAAGAAACATATGAGAACATTTCAACAATATATCAACGAAGTAAAAGAACCAACCGGCGACTTAAAAAAAGCTTGCTGGACTGGTTATACTGCTGTTGGCACTAAAAAGAAGAACGGCAAAGAAGTGCCTAATTGTGTTCCAGAAGAAGTAGAACTAGGTGAAAACCATATTGCTATCGCCATGGGTAAAGAGATGGATGATGAAGGCAGTATGATTATGAATCAACTGAATCAAATGGAACGTTCTATCAATATGATGCGTAATGTGGTTAAAGATCCAAATATGCAGGTTCCGGCTTGGGTTCAATCTAAAGTAACATTGGCCGCTGACTACATTGATACAGCTGCGGGTTATATGTCCAGTAAAAATGAAGAAGTTGACCTAGAAGAAACTGCCGCATGGCAAAGAAAAGAAGGTAAAAATCCTTCAGGTGGTTTGAACCAAAAAGGTGTTGATTCTTATCGTAGAGAAAATCCAGGTTCTAAACTAAAGACAGCCGTGACAACTGAACCATCAAAGTTAAAAGCAGGTTCAGCTGCAGCGAATCGCCGTAAATCATTTTGTGCTAGAATGTCTGGCATGAAGAAGAGATTAACCTCAGCAAAAACTGCTAAAGATCCAGATTCACGCATCAACAAATCTCTGCGTAAGTGGAACTGCTAATGAAAACATTTCAAGAATATATCACAGAAAAGGGTCGATGCTGGACAGGTTATAAACCTACTCCAGGCAAAAAGCCTTACTCGGATAACAGCTGCGTGAAAGAAGACGGCATAGCTGCTGCACCAACAAATGCTGTTGGTTCTGGCGCAATTGCAGGCACCGGCGGTACCGCAGGTGAACCAGGTGTTTCTAAAAAAAGAAATCCACTAATGTCGTTCATGAAACGCAAACAACCAAAAATGTAAAATGTGGATTTTAAAGTTTCTACCATATTGGATTTTTTACGCAGTATTCTTTATGGGGTTACTGGGGCTTGTTGCAACATTTCTGATTAGATTTTTTCCCTTTCTCTACATTTACAAAACACCACTCCAAATTGGTTCAATTGTATTGATTGTATTCGGCACATATATGTCCGGTGCAATATCTAATGAAGAGGCATGGCAGGCTCGAGTCAAAGAGATGGAAGCTAAAGTTGCTGCAGCTCAAATTGAATCTTTGAAAGAAAATGTAAAGATTGTTGAAAAAGTTGTAAAGAAGACAGAGTATATAAAAACTCGCGGCCAAGATATAACAAAATATGTTGATAGAGAGATTGTTAAATATGACAACACCTGTGTGATACCTCAGGAATTTATCAAAGCTCATAATATGGCCGCAGAAGCACCAAAATGAAATACTTAATACTGATTACACTATTGCTTTCTGGTTGTTCAACAACCGTTCCTGTGACTGCAAAATTCCCAGAAGTTCCAAACAACATAATGGCTAAGTGTGTGCAACTACAGAATTTACCTGATGATGCAAAAT